GAGGAAGAGTGTCTTTACCCTTAGGATCATAGAAGAACATGTAAAGGTTTCCAGGTTTAATAGTACTTACTACTTGCCCGCCAGACTTGTGCACGCGAGTAGGTCGTACACCTTCCTTCATTAAAAGAAGTGTTTGCTGGTCAAACCACGTCTTAGACTTTTTGACGATTGTCTGATCGTACTTATGACGCTGAAATACGTCTAACATGTTATTACTTGTCATTTTATGCCTAAGTGATATTCAGTTAAGATTAGGAATTCCCATCCACGATCTAAAGCGTATTGTTTAGCAGCTCTCCATTTAGCTTCATTTACACCCCAAGTCATAACTTCTGTAATGTATTTCTTGCTTTTCCTGTCTGGTGCAACTGGAGGTCGTGTCTGATAATCTGGTTTTATCTCTACTAGATATGTTCTTTTCTTTCCTTCACTCGTGTTTACTTGGATCTTAAAATCTATAAAATATCTGTGTGCTCTATTATCTACTGGAGATACATATGGAACGATAGTTTCTTCTGAACTCCAACTTATTACTGATGGATTCTTATCACACCAGATTGCAAACTTAGTCTCCCAACTTGATCTCATGATTATGTTAGTATGATCGCCTAAGTATTTGCTTGGATTTATCGGTTTGTACTTTCTCTTGTGAAACATTTATAAATATACCAATAGCACTATTAACTATTTATAGGAAATCTATGGCAGATTACAAAAGCGGAATTCAACCTGCGACAGCCATTCCAGCAAACAATTATTCACCTAAGTCCTACGATAGTAATGTCTATCAAGTAGATAGTTTGTCATATCCTGATGACTTAATGGGAAACACTACACAATATGGTAGCAATTATGTAATTTTCTACATAAATGTTAACAATGAATCTAAGATGACAGAGAATGCTGATCAGTTGGTTGCTGATGGAGATTTAGACGAAGCTACTAAGAAAAATTTAAGAGGAAGACAGATTGATGCTGTGAAAGCTGGTGCGGCCGCAGCAGGTGGTGGAGTTCTATTAGGTGCAGCCGCAGGAGCTGCAGCAGGTTCTATAGGAAAAGCTATAAGTGGCGCTATTGCTGGTGGTGCTCCTGGAGCGTTAGGAACTGCAGCGTTAGCAGTAAATGTTAAAGGCAAAGGTCCTGAATTCAGTAGATCTAAAAAGAGACTTAAAGCAGCAGTAGCTCTTTACGTTCCCAACCAACTTTCTATTCGTTATGGAGCAGGTTGGTCAGATGAAGAAACTTTCGGGTTTAATGCATTCTTAAAAGGTGGAGAAGCTGTTGCTCGTGCTTTAGAAGAAGGCAAAATTGATGCTATCACAGATTCTAAAACTGGTGTGTCAGCAATTGCAGGTTCATTCGCTCTCCAAAAGGGTCCTTCAGCTGCTGCATTATCGCAACTTACTGGATTAGCTCCTAACCCAATGAAAGAACAGATCTTCAAAGGCGTAGACTTTAGAACATTTACAATGGAATATCAGTTTGCTCCGAGAAGTCAAGATGAAGCACGTAATGTTCTAAATATCATTAAGACATTTAAATATCATATGCATCCAGAATATAAAGATGCAAACAACTTCTTATTCTTATATCCATCTGAATTCGATGTTATTTATTACCACAATGGTGACGAAAACATGAACATTCATCGTCACACTTCTTGTGTTTTGACAGAACTTAACGTTAACTATACTCCAAACGGAAACTTCTCTACTTTTAGAGATGGTATACCTACACAGATTAACGTTTCAATGTCATTTAAAGAACTTACTATTCTTACAAAAGAACTTATTGCACAGGGTCTATAATGTATTTTGCAAATTTTCCAAAAATAGTATACGACTTCGATCTTGGTCCTGGCGTAGATTATCGTGTCATCACAGATATTACGCGAAACGTAAGATTGCGCAAGCAAATTCTTGAGAACATTTCGCTATATGATTTCTATGACATTCAAGAAGGCGAAACTCCTGAAATTGTTTCAGAAAAAGTATACGGAACTCCATATTATCACTGGGTTATAATGTTAGCCAATCAACGATATGATTATATCAATGACTTTCCATTGAGCACTTTAGAATTAGAGTCATATATCGCTAAAAAATATGGCAATAATAAAGATGAAACACATCATTATTTACAAAATGGCGTTATCACTGAAGGTGCAGCAACTATTACATTTAAAGAATACGCTGGATTTGTAGGTACTTTTGGTGGATTCTCTATGGGAGATATCGTATATAATAATCGCACTGGGTATAAAGCTAGAGTAGATTCAGTGCAACCTCAAACATCAGCATCATTTGTCACGTTAACAGTTTCTATGCGTGATGGCGGATTTAAAGTAGGCGATATTATTCGTGGGTTGTATGAAGATACTGATGGCGAAATCACTGCAGTAAACATTGCAGAAATATATTCATCTGTGTCAAACTATCAATATGAATTTGACATAAACGAAAGTAAACGTAGAATAAAGATAGTAGATCCTGCTTTAGTTGAACAACTAGTTAAAGAATTCGAAGATATCCTATGACAGAAAAGAATGGCGAATCAATAAGATTTGCAGGTGATGTCACCATACGTAAAGTACAAATAGTAACGCCATCTTTAAATAAAGTCGATGTTACTAATCAAATCATAGGCATTGAAGTCTATGAAGATATGTTTTCGCCATTTATTTCTATAGCAATATCATTACGCGAATCTTTAGACTTTATCAATGCGATGCCATTGCGCGGAGAAGAAGTTGTAAATATAGAGATAGCTACACCAACATTTAGAGGTGATCTCAAAGTTATAAAAGGTACATTCTATATTTACAAATTGAGTGATAGACAATTACTCACTGATAGAAATTCTGCTTATACTTTACATTGTATTTCGTATGAAGCGTTGACTGATTTGAATATGAAACAGTCAAGAGCGTATAGTGGTAATATTGCAGAAATTGTAAGATCAATCTTAGGTAAAGATGCATTAAATACTTCTAAGAAAACTAATATTGAAACTACTAAGAATTCTACTAAATTCATTTCTAATTACTGGTCACCTATTAAAAACATAAACTATGTAGCTTGTAGTGCACTAAATAAAAATGACAGTCCTAGTTTTATTTTCTTTGAAAATAGAGAAGGGTTTAACTTCGTTTCATTAGATACATTATATGATCAAGAAACTTATCAAAAATTTATAAGCGATGACTATGCTCGCGATACTGATAAGCAAGGTAAAACACAGAGAAACGTAGAAAGAGATTACCAAAGAATTCTCGAAGTAAAAATCAACGTGTCGTTTGATGCTCTAAAGTTTACTAATAATGGCGCATATGCATCACGTGTATACGCATTCGATTTAGTAAAGAAAAAGTATTATGCTAAAGACTATAATTACTTAGCAGACTTTCAAGATATGAATCACTTGAATAAGTTTTCATCTTATACAGAATCGAAACCAGTATCTCCAGTGAATTTAATTTATAATGAAATACGTCATTATGCTTCACATGAAGGATACCCTGATACGTCTAATGTAGCATTTCAGCAAAAACGTAATTCAATGTTACAGATACTACGTTCTAACATTATTGAGATAACAGTATTTGGAAGAACTGATTATACTGTTGGACAAAAAGTATATGTTGAAATACCAAAGCCTGTTGTTACGACTAAAGAAGATCAAGTTAACACAAATCAAAAATCTGGCATAATCGATTCTACATATTCTGGAAATTATTTAGTGACAGCAATCAATCATGTTATAAACAGAGATAATCATACATGTGTTATGGAATTATCTAAAGACTCATTAATGGCATAATATGTTATACACCGGCGTAGTAGAAAATAGATATGATCCTTTAAAACTAGGGCGTTGTCAAGTTCGTATCGTGGGATTACATACTCATGATAAGAATAAACTTCCTATTGCAGACTTGCCGTGGGCAATGCCAATGACTCCGATAACTTCAGCATCAGTAAGTGGTATCGGTCAAACTCCGTTAGGACTAGTCGAAGGTGCTTGGGTTGTGGTGATGTTCCAAGACGAAGATTGCCAATACCCAATTATCATTGGCTCTATTGGTGGAATTCCTCAAACACCAACTGGAGTAGACGTTAATGATTCTACTCTTAAGATTAAGATTGATGGTAATGTAACTCAAACGAATGAGCAGTCAAATGTAGTAGTAGATGGAAGTGGAAATCCAATTACTACAAG